GACCGGGTTCGACAGCATCCGTAAAGCCCACGCAATGAGAGCAACATTGAAACTCTTAAAAGAATTCAAATGAACTACCTCGGCTACCTCGATACGTGGAGCGTCTTCGACTTCACCGGCTGGTACCTCTTTGTTTCACTCTTTTTCTTTGTCCTACGAGATGAGCTATACAAAAGCAGAGCGCGCAGAAATCGCGAAGAACATTCGTGATTACGCCAAAGAGCGCCGCATCGAATACTGGAAGAACTACAACCTCAAAGACGACGAGGACACACGGTGCTTCACCAGATACGCCACGAACTACGATTACCTTTGGCTCCAAGCCGTCGCAGACGACGTACTCGGAAAAATCAAGCACGATGAACTCTACTGGATTGACAAGGGTTAAGCTCTCCCAACTCAAGAGCAACCCGAACAACCCGCGAATCATCAAGGACGACAAATTCCGGAAGCTGGTCCAGTCGATTCAGGACTTCCCGGAGATGCTAGAAGCCCGGCCTATCGTGTGCGACCCCGACGGGGTAGTTCTCGGAGGGAATATGAGGCTCAAAGCCTGCCGGGAGGCAGGGCTCAAGGAAGTAGCCGCCTACGTCGTTACATGGGAGGAATCCAAGCAGAGGGAGTTTATCATAAAGGACAATGTAGGATACGGAGAATGGGACTGGGACGAGCTCGCAAATACGTGGGACCCCATCCAGCTTGAAGAATGGGGGCTCGACGTGTGGCAGGAAGAGGAGGAAAAAGAAGAAAAGCCCGTTAAAGAGAAGTGCGAAACCTGTGGGAAATGAGCTTGACGGAATTGACACCTAAAAAGACTATGCTAGACGCTCTCGAGCGTTCACTCGGCATCGTGTCTACAGCTTGCGAGAAAGCAGGTATCAGCCGGCAGACCCACTACAACTGGCTGAAGGACGATCCCGAATACAAGGAGGCGGTTCGAGCTATCGAAGAGCGGACTATCGACTTCGCAGAATCCCACCTACACGCGCTCATCAAGGACAAGAACCCGGCCGCGACTATCTTCTTCCTAAAGACCAAAGGGAAGAACCGCGGCTACGTAGAACGCCAAGAAATCGAAATCAACGAGCCTCGGCCGCTTACGTGGTTTAAGGAATGACCCTTGCACAGTCTTACTACGACTGCAAGAACTCGACCTCACGCATCCAGATACATCAAGGAGGCACCCGGTCGGGGAAGACCTATTCTATACTCCTTTGTCTTATCGAGTTCTGCTACAAGAACCCAAACGCGGGAGCCGTCGTTACCGTAGCCCGGAAGACCTTCCCGGCTCTGCGTGCTTCCGTCATGCGGGACTTCTTCTCTATCCTCGAACGCGAGGAGATATACAACCCCGAACTCCACAACAAGAGCGACGCTACCTACCTACTCTTCGGGAATCTCGTGGAGTTCATCTCCGTAGACCAGCCCCAAAAGGTTAGAGGCAGGAAGCGGGATATCCTTTTCATAAACGAAGCGAACGAGGTCTCTCTGGAGGACTGGAGGCAGCTCCTTCTCCGGACTACCCTCAAGGCAATAATCGACTACAACCCTTCGGACGAGTTTCACTGGATCTACGACGAAGTAATACCCCGAGACGATGCGCAATTCTTCAAGACGACCTACCGAGACAACCCCTTCCTACCGGCGGAACTCGTCGCCGAAATTGAACGGCTACAAGTGGCCGACGAGAACTTCTGGAGAGTCTATGGACTCGGAGAGCGAGGAGCATCCCGAAGCACCGTCTTCACCCACTACACCACAGTAGACCGCGTAGGCCCGGAATGGAAGCTCGTAGCCTACGGGCTAGACTTCGGGTATACGAACGATCCGACCGCGGTGGTAGGAGTCTACACCGATGGACACGGGTACCTTCTCGACGAGGTGCTCTACCGAACCGGACTCTCGAACCGGGAGATATCGAAGCTCCTCGAGGTAGGGAAGTCGCAAGTGATAGCCGACTCCGCGGAACCGAAATCTATCGACGAGCTCCACGGGTACGGGCTCAACGTCCACCACGCAAGGAAGGGCCCCGACTCCGTACGGGCAGGGATTCAATTCCTACAGTCTCGGCCCCTTGCGGTGACCTCTGGGAGCGTGAACCTCATCAAGGAACTCCGTAACTACAAGTGGAAGGAAGACAAGAACGGGAAGGTCCTAAACGAGCCTGTAGACGCGTTTAACCACGCTATCGACGCAGCGAGGTACGCGGCGATGTTCAACCAGTCGAACCCCAACTTCGGGAGGTATAGGATAGGATAGAGAAAAAAAGTTCTGAAAATATTTGGAGGTTTAGAAAGGTTGCCTATCTTTGTGGGGTCAAACAAACAACGAGAAAACATGACACTTGGAGACCTTCCCTTCGGCACTTCAGTTCTTTACAACGACTGCAAAAATTACGACGTTCGATTTGTGGTTATCGGGCAGGTTAAAGACGATTGGGGTTTGCGGGTTGAAATGCTCAAGGAAAACGGCTGTTTTGAATCATTCTGCGCTCATTACGATATTGGTAGAAATTGGAGTATTGCAAAGGATGAAATTTAACTGCATCTAATATCAAACCGCCCCCGGCTTCGGTCGGGGGCTTCATCAAACAACAATGGTTGGTGAATCGATGCAAGCAAGCAACACGCAAGGGGCTACGGCCCCTTTTTTTGTGCCTAATTTTGAGGAATCCACCCTCTTCCGTTATTCTCTCGTATGAACATCCCCTACCGCTGGGCTGACCTCACGCTCGGAGACCTTCAGGTACTAATGTCGAACGCGCCCGATCTGGAAAAGGTCGGCCACGTATGCCGCCTCTCGAAAGAGGAGGTACTGAAGCTCCCGATGGGAACCGTACTCGACGCGCTCAACAGGATTAACCACATCCCCGAAGTAGCCCGGCATGAGCAAGTGATTACAATCGAAGGGAAGAAGTATGGCTTCGTAAAAGACTGGGACGAGTTCACCACCGGGGAGTGGATTGACTGCGAGAGCTATCAGGAGGACTTCTGGCCAAACGCTCACAAAATCATGGCGGTTCTCTACCGGCCGATGAAGTACCACGTAGGAAAAGAATACAGCCTGAAGAAGTACACGGCCAAAGAGGACGCGGAGCCGTTCAAAGGGATGCCGGCCGACCTCTTTTCAGGTGCGCTGCTTTTTTTTTGGAATACAAGAATAACACGTCTGCAAACTTTGCAAGCGTCTTTGCTGGAGGTGACGGAGGGAGTTCTCAATTCTACGAGAAGTGGAAGTGGTACCCCATCCTCTACACGCTCGCGAACAACGACGTTCTCCAAATGGATAAAATCACGGAGCTCCCGGTTCACGTCGTACTTCAGCACCTCGCGTTCCTCAAAGACCTAGCTATAGAGCAAAAGAAGCGATGATTACACTAAACACAATTGTAAAGAGGTTCGAGGACTTCGCAGATAACCACTTCTTCATCCGCTCCTTCTCGTTTGGAGGGCCGGAGGATGTGGATCTGGAGAAGTTCGACCAATACCCTCTCCTCCACCTCATCTACACCGGAGCGACGTACGAGGACACAATCAAGACTCTCGACTTCGAGGTATATATCTTCGACCTTCCTTCGGCCTATGAGGACAAGAACGAGCGCCAGAAGGAGGTAGTAAGCGACGCGGAACAATGCGCAGAGGATATCCTCGCAGATATCGCGAACGGGCAGAACATCTTTATCGATTCGGAGGACTACGAGATAGCGAACGCCAGCGTCACTCCCCTTCAGGAAGCGAACTCGAACGTACTCGCGGGCGTTCTTCTGGAGCTTTCTATCACGCTCCCCTACGATCGCTCTGCGTGCGATGCTCCGATTAACGGAGTTCAGCCGGAGGGAGGCGGGTTCGTCTACCAGCGGCGCGGATTGCTCCGGGTTCTGACTCAGAACGGGACGGTAGACGTTCTTTCGGTGAATACTATCAAGGTCACGAACGGAACCCTCATCGACGAGGGGAACGGAGTGGTCTCTATCGACACGGGAGGAGGCGGAGCGGAGAATCTCGACGACCTCGCAGACGTAGTTATCACGGACCCTCTAGACCACGATTCGCTCGTGTACGACGAGGGAACCGGGGACTGGATTAACGGAGCCCCAAAAGCTCTCGACCTTCCGATTTACAACGGTACAGCCAGCCCTATCCTCAAGGGAAGGGCAGTAAAGGCTACGGGAAGCCACGGAGATAAAGTAGAGGTAGGGCTGTACTCAAATACCGACGACCCGAAGGTATTCATCGGGCTTACCACGGCGCAGATACCAGCGGGAGGAACGGGACACGCAAGGACCTACGGAGAGCTTCGCGGCATCGCTACCGATATGTACCCTGTAGGAACGATTCTGTACTGTGGGACGCTCGGACAGCTCACAGACACGGAGCCGGTAGGGAAGTACGCACGTATCGCCGCTGCTACCGTTATCCGGTCTCAGCAAAATACCGGGAGGCTTTTCATCCGTACATGGCAGCCGCAGTTTACGCTGAACTCTTTAGCAGACGTTTATTACGACCCGCTGGAGTCGTGGATAGGTAGCCCGATTGTTCTTACTTGGAGCACTACGCTACAGCAGTACCAGAGGCAGGTTCTTGTTCTTAGCTCTGCCCTTACTTCTCTTACAGACGTAGATATTCGAGGGGTAGTAAACAACTCAGCGCTGGTCTACAACTCGACCACGACTAAGTGGGAAGACAAGCCGCTCCGGATTGAGAACTGCGGGGACGTTACCTACATACCGGCCTCTACTTCGAACGGGGCAATCCTTCAGTGGAGCAGCTCCCTTCAGAAATGGACCGCACCGCCTAAAATCGGAAAGGCTCCCGCTCCAGCCGGAGAAGGGCAATTCTTGATTTACGTAAACACGGCCGGAGAAGAGGACTCAACGAACGGTCTTCGCTGGGATGAGGCTACGGACCGTCTAGCAATTGGAAAGACCACACCTACCGAAGCTCTCGACCTGGTAGGAAACATCGCGGTAACCGGGACCGTAGATGGAAGGGATATCGCTACGGACGGAACAAAGCTCGACGGAATCGGCGCAGGAGCTACGGTAGTTTCTGTAACAGGTACGGCCCCCATTGTTTCGAGCGGTGGAGCAAGCCCGGCTATCTCAATTACAGCCGCTACAACCTCCGCCGCGGGCTCTATGAGCTCCGCAGATAAGACGAAGCTGGACGGGATCGCGGCGGGTGCGGAGGTGAACCAAAACGCGTTCTCAAACTTCGCGGTATCTGGGCAGACTACGGTAGCAGCAGACACGAAAACCGACACGCTCACCTTGGTAGCAGGTACGAATATCACGCTTACCACCGATGCGACTACCGACACCATAACAATCGCAGCGAGTGGTGGCGGAACTTCCTACAGCACCGTACGCACGCAGAGCGGCACCACGTACACACTGGCGTTGACCGATGCAGGGGACTACATTCAAACCACCAGCACCACAGCCGTCACCATTACGGTGCCTTTGCAGTCCTCCG